TAAATGGTATGATACCCTCGTCTAGTGAAACGATTTTAATATATGTTCTAATAAAGTAGATAGGATCTTCGGCACATTTCAAATACTCAGCAACTTGTTTCTTAGTAAAATTCTGAGAAACGTTTGCTTTTTTAAGATTAGGATTACCTAAGTATACTTCCTGTTGTGCCATTATCCCTCAAGTAAAGTTCCTTTTGATCTTCTTATCTCTCTTAACTCTTCAAAATTTTTCTGTTTTGTACCACCATCATATGCCCATGCATATCCTTCATCAATCATTTTTTCATTAAGTGATACATCATCATCCCCGACGTATAACCAACCAAGAAGCCTACCATACTTACCCATGCCACCGACGAGTTCGGTTCTGATAGTAAGTTCCTCATCTCCATCTAAAGTCTCCTCTAAGTTTTTCTTCATCCAGTTAGTAGCATCAATACCTAATGCTTTTTCTTCTAAGTCTCTAGTTCTCTTCTCAGGAGTATCAACACCTGCTACGCGTACTCTTTCTTTTTTAATAAGATCAAATCCTAAGTCTATTGAAACATCAATGGTATCACCATCAACAACTCTATCAATCGACACTACTCGGAAGTTGTAACAACTCTTCCGACTTGGTGGAACCATTGCTCCCATGTTCTTGCTCCCAAAAATCCTCTAGTGCACTATTTATAGAATCTTCAACAGGGGTGGCATTTTCCATATTTTTTTCTATAACTGCTTTTCTATATCCTTCCCAAAGATCATCATAAAATTGCTCACGATCAATGTCAATAAGAGTTCCTGCTGATGCTGCAGCACACCATGCTATTGCACCAACAATACATGTAATGAAAATCTTATTCATTTGGCCAGAAATGATCGAATCTTAATATGTAGTATATCACAACACTCACACAAATTACAAGTATTGCAATCATCCATACAATACTCCAGACAATCATATCATTGACATTGCGTGGTGTAGTTCTTTTGCATGCTTTAATTCGTCTTCTGCTATCTCTGCTATCTTCTTATCTTCTGGATGCCATGCACTATATTTTGTATATGTCTCATATGCATGTTTCTCTATCTTCATGTTGATGTCATAAGCGTTAACAGGATCAATGAGATAATACCCAACCATGATCCAATAATAAACCAGAACAAGGTGCTTGGCAAAGAACCGATCAATCCAGTACTTATTGCCCTCCCTAGTCTCCATTTCCTCCAGATGCTCGGTCTCATTTAATGCTTGATAGAAGTGCTCCTTCATTAAGTATATGTGTTCTTCGCCTCTAAGTCCTAATGATTCACGAAAATGTAACACACTGATAAATGAAAAGTAAGGTGCTCTTGCTATCACCTCTAGAACCCAGAACCTCTGGAAGTCTCTACCTCTGTAGAGAAAGTCAAGGATATAGATTGTAGTATCCAAGACCCATGTATTAAATTTTTTCATACTAATATTGGATGTGCCCAAGCGTAGTGGGGATAAAACCATAGTGCTGTGCCTATAGTTACAAAGATAATTAACGAGGATGTTATTGGTAAATTTTTCATAGTTAACACCCCATTGGTATTCCACATGCCCTAGAAAGGAAGACGTTATCTACCTCTGTTCGGATTGGAATTTGTTTGCAATAATCAATAAAAGAAGGATGCTCGTGTAGATACGAGACATCCTCTTTACTGTGTTCTATTGCTTCATATGCGGTATCGGCGTACTCGCATATTTCAAAATGATGATTCTGGTTGTCATGGTAACCAACCGTGTAATGGGACATGATAGTTTCAACTCCAGTACACTATTATTTATAAGCAAATATACCTAAATGGTTTTGTTGTTTTGCTTTGAAGACGGTTGCTTACAACAACCTTCATCATGTTCTTTTTGTAGATCTTCTATAGCGTTTTTAATTGTAGTGATACGCTTTTTTGTTTGTTTTTGGTAATTTTCCACTTCTAATTTTGGTTCCTGATGTCTCGCCTTCACCCTTTGGATTTTTACCTGGATTGGATTTCCCTAGATTTGCAGATTTGCCTGGTTTTTTACTTTGTGTATCGTGTAGTCTTGCAGGTTTGTCTTTGTCTTTTGTAATGACTGACTCTTGACCATGCTTGCGTCCTAAACGACGCATTACTTTTCCGAATCTACGTTTTGACATTCCTTTGCCAGGACTTGTTTGGTATGTAACCTCACGACCTGTACCTTCTTTGCCATCATCGGATTTGTATTTATACTCTCCTACACCTTTTTTGTAACCAATGCCTTTTTTCTTTAAATCTTTTTCGAGACCTTTGCGTTTTTCTCGATTTTTTTTCTCATCAGATCCCCTATCAGCACTTATATTACCAGTCTGTTTTGTCTTAGACTTGGTTAACATACGTGTTGTAGGATTGCCTTCTACTAATTTGATGAAATCCTGATAATACATAACTTTTAATTGTTCTTTTTGTGCCAACTTGTTAGCGGTAGCATACATTACTTCCTTATCACGTTTCCCATATAATTTTTTAAAACGACCTGCACTCTTCGCTTTCATACCACGAACAATACGTTCCGCTTCTTGATTGATAGGTCCTCGTTGGTCAGTTCCAAACCCTTTAGGTTTAGTGTTCTTACCACCGTAGTACTTCTTCGCCTCTTTCACTAGAAACCCATCTTCACGAACTTTATGTCCATCAGGAATAGGTTTACACTTTTTATCAGTGTTACAATAGTATTGTCCCTTTTTACAGGTTTCCATTACCCACCAACTACTTGCACTTCTTCTACGATAACCGCACTGGTAGCAGCAGCGATTTTTACGCAGCGTTGAACTAGTGCTTTATTGCCTGATGAATATGTATAATCAGCAGACGCACTTGATGAATCAATATCTGTGCTTAACATATTAACATTATTCGCAGCAGTTATTTTTTTACCTGCCGTTCCTGCTGATAAGAAGTTACTGTCTATGGAAGGACTAGTACCGTTATCTACAACAGCGATAAAATCTCCTACAGAGAATGGATGGTTGGCAGAACTATCTTGTAGATGTTGTCCAACAAAGTAATCTCCAGTAGAATCTGAGACTGCCTTTATAATTTGTGCTTGACCTGGCTTACCACCTTTTACAAGAATGAACTCATTCTGCACAAGTGTGATTGCAGGACCACTACCAAAGGTTACAGTTGCTGCACCTGCAGTGGAACCAACTCTATAGAATCCAGTCTGGATCACCTGATATTCAGTTGCTCCTGCTGCTATAGTGTTAGTGCTTAATACATTAAGTACTGTCATTGTCGTGTCTATGTTGTTTCAGTATCTTTATTTATGTTCTTTTGTGCCTTTAACATTTTTTGAAGATCCGATGTGCTACCTACAAACATGGCATTAGTAACATTCGTAGGTCCTTTCTTCTCCTCTTTATCTAATTCTTTTATTTTTAATTGAAGATCAATTAACTTATCAGCAACATCACCTACATTTTTAATAAGTTGACCTGCCACTTCATAAGCTCTAGGATGATCTGACGCTCTTGCCACGTCAAGTATTCCATCGACTGCCTCCTGTCCTTTCATCACTAAGTTATGTAGTTGAGCACGAGATGCTTCATAGTCTTTTACTATGTCCTCTTGCTCACTTTTCTTTAGTGATGGTTTTACCTTTTCTACATGTTTTTTAAGTTCGGAAGGTTCAGTTCCGAAAGTCTTATCTAGTCCTTCAAATGGATTCATCTTGACCACTCACAGGGTTGTATTTCTTCATGTCTTGGAAGAATGATGTAGTTTCATTGAAACCAAAATCATCATCAGCAGTGACTAATGCGTCATCAGCTGCATCAAGTTTAAATACGTTTGCTCCACCTACTGCAGTTGCTGCTACAGTTCCATTTCGACCTCTTTGTACATGAACAGTATTACCTGTTATACCAGTAACTTTCATCTGCTCACTACCAATATAAAGATCATCCCACTTAGCAACACCTGTTGCACTTGCAACTGGAATGTTAGTAGTTGCAGCAGTAATATTAGCAGACAAGGTAGTTACTACAGTTCCATCCTTATCAGTCCATGCCTCTGGTGTAGTAGTATAACGAACCTGTCTTGGTGCTGTAGTTGTATTTGTAGATGAATAGTAATCGACTTTTGCCTTTCTGACGATCTTGTGTTCTGTAACAGGACCGTATAGATATGTTTTTGCAGTAAACCTTAGTGTATAGATGATTGCTCTACGAGAAGTAAAGTCTGACTCATAATCATCTTCATAGTCTATAGATTGTAGAACTACAGGAACATCCTTTATCTCTTTCATTGCAGACAATAACTTGACTGGTAGATTATAATGAGGTTGGAATATAGGTAATATCTGTTCTAAAATTTGTAGACCATCATCTTGGTTCTTAGAAATAATTGCTAGTTCAAAATCTAAATTATATGGAACTGGCATGTAAGTATTATAATTTTAATCTACG